TCAGATACAGTGTATGAAATCTCGAAGCTCGACCGGCGTTGGTCAAAAAATTGATTTGGAGTACAACATTGAAACAATGCGCATTACTGACGAAGGCGGAGAAGATGGAGATCACTACTCCAAGAAGCCATCCGCATCCATCATGGATTCGATCAAGGCCCGCAGTCAAGTTAGCCCGGCTGCTGACAGTGCGGATACCCCACCATGGGAAAGCCCGACCCCTGGCGTAGATACTGCCAAAGTGTCGGGCGATGTGCAAAGCGCCAAGCTCAAACAACTGCTTGGCAAGATCAAAACTGGTTAAGCCGATGTGACCACGTTGGTCCACCCAGTTGTGCCATTAGTATTGATGTACATCCTTGTGGTGGTTGAGCTACCATCAGTGCGCATGTACAACGATCCTTGTGCTGCACTCAGTGTTGGGGCACCAGAACCAAAGAATATACCAAGGTTGGTAGTACTAGACATTCTGTAACCTGCGCCTGCTGTGCCACCTGCAGGCACAGCAGTACCTGACAAGATTCTAGCACTGCCCACAGCAGATAATACTGAACTGCTCAGTACATTACCACCAGTGACGTTGCCAGTGATAGAAGCCAGCCCGGCAACATTGACGTTGCCGGCAACTCCGACACCACCACCAACAATTAATGCACCAGTTGTGGATGTGGTACTAGCAGTAGTAGCTGCTACATTTACTGCATTGGTATAATAATTTAAAGGACGATTGTAATCAAACAGTGTGATTGTGGTGCCTTGATCATAGGTTAAAAATCCAAATTCGTAAACACCTGCGGCTGCAAATGTAATCACGTTTGCACTGTAACCTTGTATGCCTGTAGTGCCCAGGCTGACGTTTGCTGGCAAAGTCAATGTGCGACCGGGAGTGTCCACAGTAATTTGCAATCGCACAATACCCACACTTCCGGCAGCAGGCCAAGTAGCAGTGGTAAAGCTGATACTGATGTTACCGCCCATGGTAATTGTTTGGTAGTGTGCAGCACTGCAATCCACAGTGATTGCACCTGTGGTGTTGGCAATCTGTACCAAGGTGCCTGAAAATCCTTGGATTCGAGCATTGCTGATCAGGTTGTTGGCCATGTTGTTGTCCAGTGTGGTACCGGTCAACGCAGCCTTGAGCACAGCTTTTGATTGCAGTTCATCTATTTCAGTTTCTGCATATTCAAAGTTTGTTTTGATTGCTGTAAAATTGTCACGCATGCCTTGTGTGTTGTTGGGCACGCCAGCAATGGGGTAATTGCCATCTATGGTAGCGGGGTTGATCTGACTGGTCATACTGGTTCCTTGTATTAGATATTTATTGCAACAGCATTTCCGCTAAATAATCCAAAGGCCCGTGAACAAATGCAAAAGAAAACACGCAGCATATTAGAAGAATTAGATAGTTTGTACATAGAACGTGATCGTAGAGCGATCATTGAAACTCGTGCCAGCAACCTGATCGAAAGTGCTATCCGCTTGATGGAGCAAATTGACGCTGAATTCTCGCCAGATCAAGCTGAAAATTTACAACGCAAATTGCTCAATGCAATACGCCACAGGGATACTGGAAAGTTCTCACGGAGTGTTAGGAGAACTCATGCAGATCTTTGAACTCACACAGCCCAAAAAAACTCTCAAAGAGTATGATCCCAGTCGTCCGCCTCCCAAGAAAAACTTTGGTGCAGGTGTAGGCCCAGGTGTACAACCGCAATACACTGCTACTCCCCAAATGAAGGGTGCGCCCCGACCTGGCCCGGCACCACAATTGCCTGCTCCTGCTGCCAATCAGTTGGCAACCACTGCTCCTGCACCTGAAATACAAACAATTGCGGCACCAGCACAACTGCCCGCACCAGCAGCCGTAAAACAAATTGGCACAAATTATGATCCCAATGTAGTTGATGTTGATGCTAGAGAAGTACCAAATACGCCTGCTGTACCTACTATCGATAACCCAGTAAATCCCAATGTAAAACCAGGCGGAAGTAAAGAAGCTCAGGCTTTCCGAGCACAACAAGCAGCACAGCAACAATCACAGGCAGCACAAAGTTCTCAAAACACTGCTGCCACGCCGCCTGAACCAGTTCCAGCAGCACAACCATCAACAACACAAACTTCTAAAGTAGCCAAGGCCAACTCAGTAGCACCAGCACCTAGTACTCCAGGAGTACGTGGCTCTAGAACAGGTGCGGTTGTCAGTGCCCTGGGCAGTAGATTGCGAGACAAACTGGCTGCTGATGCTGGACTCAGTGGTGCGCCTGACACTGGAGACAACAATGCCTACGGTGATCAACGTGCGGCTGCGGCTCGGGCAGCCGCACCACTGATCAATCAACAGGCCCGTGAAGAAATGGCCAAATGGAATCAAGCTGTGGCCAACACAGTTAAACAAGCTGGGGTCAGCAGTCCGGCACAATTACCCACAGCTACCAAGCAAGCCTTGTCGCGTAGTTTGATGAATCAAGTTTACATAAACTTTTTGCAAGGCAAACTTGGCAAAGAGTACAGAAAACTTCCACAGTATGTGGACGGCAAAGTTCAACAAGAAGCAGCCGCACAAGTTGCCAAATTGGATAATTCTATCAAGGCCATACTAAATTTCAATGCACCAGTCAGCAGTCCCGAAGCACAAATGCAACGCTGGCAAGACCTGTCACAATCCACATATGACATGCGATCGCTGTTGACATATAGTCCCAAGACTATTGAATATTCTGCTGGCAAAAAAATGCCTGAAATTCAAACCTCACCCGGCGGCACATTCAGAATTGGATCTTACACACTGAATGCTCAAGATCCAAAGGATGTGCTCATTGGTAACATCATTAAAAATGAGACCAAAAATGGTCAATTGCCGACAATTTCTCTCTCGTCCAATGGCCAATATCAAATTGGAAACTATGCACTCAATCTAGGAACTGGCGCTGAACAAAAAGCTGTGCAAATTATTAAACAACAAATAGCTTCACCAACCAAAACAACAGCCAAACAACCAACACAACCAAAACAACTGGCTGCACCAGCAGGCACAACTCCATCTAAACCGGGAGCACCGGCTCCGGCGGCAACAGCAGCGGCACAGACACCTGAGCAAATACGCATAGCCAAACAACAAGCCGCTGCCGCAAGCGCACAAAAAACAATGACACCAAAAACACCAATTCCAGTGGCAGAATCCTTGACCTGGAGTCGTGAATTTGATCCCAGTCGCACACTATTGAAAAAAGTTAGACAACTATGAAAAGCCTACGCACACTATTAGAAGGCGGCAATGTATTCAAAGACGCAGATGGGCAACCACTCACAGGTCGCATCAATCAAAGCGATGTACCGGCCACTGTGGCCTGGCTTGAACAAGTCACAGGATTAGAATTCCCTCGTGATCGTTGGTTGGGATCAACAGGCAAAGCCCCCACGTCTGGTGACATGGATCTTGCAGTAGACACCAACGTAATCACCAAGGATCAGCTGGCACAAAAACTCATGCAGTGGATTGTGAGTCACAAATTACCACCAGCAGAGTGGATCAAAAAAGGCGGAGAAGTACACTTGCGAACACCCATTCAAGGACGCCCTGAATTGGGTTATGTGCAAACAGATTTCATGTTCTTTCCCAACTTGGACTGGGGCACATTCTTTTACTCAGGCGGCGAAGACTCGGCTTACAAAGGCATGAACCGTAATGTGTTGATGTCAAGTATTGCCAAACAACTAGGACTCAAAGTGGGTGCCAATGGCATGTTCAGCCGCACCACTAACCAACTTGTAGATGGTGGTATGGATCCTGACTATGTGGCCCAGGCTTTGTTGGGTCCACGTGCCACTCGAGAAAACTTGAAAAATGTAGAAAGCATTTTTGCCGCACTAGCCAAGGACAAGGACAAGGAAGTCAAAGTCAAAGACTTTCGTGATTACTTGAACAAGGAAGGTCTGCAACAACCTGACGCTGTGACAGAAGATACAGACACTTACTTTCTAGCACGACTGCGTGATAGAATTGTAAATCAAGGCATGCAACCCTTGGTGGAACGTGAGAGTGCTAACCCATATCAAATATACGAAGCTGAAGAAGCTGGTGTTGGTGGCAAGGCCAAGGGTATTGAGCACTTGGAAGACTATGTGTTTCGCAATGGCCTGCCTGGAGTGACCAAAGCCTTGCAAATTGTGCAAGCAGCCGCTGATGCACCCGCCAAGACTACCACTGTAAAGTGGGACGGTAAACCGGCTGTAATATTTGGTCGCAAGCCTGAAACTGGCGAGTTTGTGCTCACCGATGGATCAGGTTTTGAAGCCAAGGGCTATGATGGATTAGCAACAAGTCCACGCATGATGGCCGACATACAGCGTACACGTTCAGGAGCCAGGGACGACTTGATTCAACTGTATGCCACACTGTGGCCCAAGCTGGAAGCAGCTACACCACAAAACTTTCGTGGCTACGTCAAAGGAGATTTGTTGTACATGTCAACTCCTCCTTTAGAGGCCGGTAACTATGTGTTCAAACCCAACACTGTGCAGTATCGTATTCCTGCAAAAACAGCACTGGGCCGGCGTATTGGTGCTAGTGACACAGGCATTGCCATGCATTCTATGTATGCCAATGCAGGTGATGCACGTCAGCCCTTGAGTGGTGTGCGCTTTAATGAAGTTCCTGGCTTGTTGTTGATTGAGCCCATAGGTGGCAAAGAAATTGTGCCTGATGCTGGCTTGATCAAACAAATCAAATCTGTGGCCAACAGTGCAGATGGCCGCGCCATTGCCACACTGTTTAACCCTGCAGAGTTACGAGCACAACAGATCACAGACTTGGCCAAACTGTGTGTGGACTACGTCAACTACAGAATCAAACAGCCTGGCGGCAACTTTGATAACTTGCTGCCAGGATTTGGTGAGTGGCTACAGACCAAAGTAACTCCAAAAAAATTTGCCAACATTGTAGAATATCTAAACAGTCCTGCCAGTAATTCAGGTGCATTGTCAGCAGCGTTTACACTGTTCTTGTTGTTGCACGATTTAAAACTGGACATCTTGCGCCAGTTGGATTTAAAGGATCCCGGGCACGAAGGCTGGGTCATGGCCACTGATGCAGGGTACGCCAAAGCAGTAAATAGATTTGATTTTACAGCAAGAAATGCAGCGCAAAACAATCCACAACCAGGGTAATTTTTACCAAAGGTATAAATAAAAGCAGGTCCACCGAGACCACTTAACTTTAAAGGAAATTTATCATGGCACAGTTTACAAAAACAAACGGAACCACACAACCAGTATTTGCACTGGACGTGGCCAACGGTTCAATCTCTGGAACAGCCAACGTTGCGGCCCAAGGCCCAGTGATGTTGTCTGGCCCACAACTGCAATTCTTCACATTGACAGCCAACGCTGCACTTACCAACGCTGGTAATGTCAACGGTTATTTGAACAATGTGTTGCAAGCAGTTCAGTCTGGTGCTGGTTTGACAGTTCCTGGCGGCACTATTGCTTTCTATCAAGCAGGTGCCACAGCTGGTACTATCAACTTGGCTATCTACCCAGCTGGTGCTTACACAACTGCTCAGTTGGTTGCTGCTGCTCAAACAGCCAACGCCACAGGCGGCTTGAACATTGGTAT